TGGGACAGTGCTTACGATGAAGGTTGATCTCATAGACCACATGGGCAGTGACCTAACAGTAGTCAATGCTGCCAGGGTTTCTTTCAATAAAGAAAGTGAGTGGCAGTACTGGCCCGCTGATGATAATACTGATAACATATCAGAATTTTTAAATGATAAAGATAAAAAACTAATTAGTTATCTAGCTAAACATAATCACTGGACACCGTTTGGTCACTGCTCTGCACAGTTTCGTATATCAGCACCCATCTTTGTGGCAAGACAGCTAGTCAAACATCAGGTGGGTCTAGTGTGGAACGAAGTTAGTAGACGTTATGTCAGTGATTCGCCTGAGTTCTGGAGAGCCAGCGAGTGGCGAGAGATAGCTAGTGATAAGAAGCAGGGGTCATCTAATCAGGTGATAAAAGAAAATGATACCATATCCTACGTATATAGAGAGACTGTGCGACATTGTATTGACACTTATAATCTTATGTTAGACAAGGGTGTATGTCCAGAGCAAGCAAGAACTATACTACCTCAGTCACTCTTGACAGAGTGGTACTGGTCTGGTACACTAGCTGCATTTGCTAGAGTATGTAACCTACGTGTAAGTAACGATACACAAAAAGAAACTAGGGAGATTGCAGAACTTATATCAAGTGAGATGAATAAACTATTTCCTATATCATGGAAGGTATTAAGTAATGAGTCTATTTAAAAAATGGAATGTAATCCTACATAAAGAAATGGGTGATGTTGTAATAGCCTCACTTAAATCTAAGAAGGAAGCAGAAGATTTTATATATCAAAGAAAAGAACTTACCCAACATCTCATGGGCGATGTGGATATGTATACTGTGGAGCGTGATAAGTGAGAATAATAGCAGGGCCATGTCAGATTGAAAGCATTGAGCAAGGTGTTAAGATTGCTCAACACTGCAAAGATATATGCGATGCACTAGGATATGATTATTATTTCAAAGCATCTTTTGATAAAGCTAATCGTTCTCATGCTACTGGTAAACGTGGACTAGGTTTTGTACTAGGAACAGGTGCTATCAGAGATGTATCTGAGAAAGCAAATGTTAAAACATGTGTAGACTTCCATGACATAAGACAGATCAAAACTGTTTTTAAGTGGGGTAAAGTACCAGACATCATACAGATACCTGCATTTCTATGTAGGCAGACTGACTTAATACAAGAGGCTATGAGTACAGGTGCTATTGTTAATATAAAGAAAGGTCAGTTCCTTGCACCGTGGGATGTATCAGGTATCCTATCTAAGACAGGTATGAAGAGAGTCTTAATCACAGAGCGTGGCACATGCTTTGGATATAATAATTTAGTGGTTGACTTTACGGGATTAATCTATATGATAAACCAATATCAAAAAACACATGGCGTACCTATTGTCTTTGATGCCACACACTCTGTACAAAAGCCAGGAGGATTAGGACAATCCTCTGGTGGTAACAGAGAGTATGTCCCTTACCTACTACGTGCAGCCGCATCAGTAGGAGTTGAAAACTTTTTTATGGAGGTGCATGAAGAACCAGATAACTCACCAAGTGACGGCCCTAATATACTACATCTTAAAGACTTTGAACATGTATTAAAATCTGTTAAGCGAATCCAACGTGCTATTTAAGCACAAGGAAGGGGCGAATATGTATCAGTACGAAACCAACAGTAAATTTGTTAAGCACATGGCCTGTGAGAACTGTGGCTCAAGCGATGCCAACACTCTCTATGATGACGGTCACACACATTGTTTTAGTTGTCACACAACAGTCGGAGCGAACCAAGACATGCAAGCAGAACAAGTAGTACCAATCAATCGAAAGTCTAATACAAACTATATACTGTCACAGATTGACGACAGAAAAATTACACAAGAAACATGTAAAAAGTATAATGTTATGGTAGCTAAGTCTGGCACTATGATTACTGAGCATCAGTATAAATATTATGATAAGGATGGTGGTCAGATTGCATGTAAGTATCGACGCACCAGCGACAAAGAGTTCTGGTCAGAGGGTCAGCTATCTAAGGCTGGTTTGTTTGGACAGAATGTATTCAACCAAGGTGGTAAGTACATTACAGTATGTGAGGGTGAGCTTGATGCTATGAGTGCATACGAGTTGCTTGGTTCTAAGTGGCCTGTCGTGTCTATCAAGAACGGTGCAGCATCTGCCCTTAAGAACTGCAAGCAATCCTTTGACTACCTCAATAAGTTTGATACCGTGGTTGTATGCTTTGACAACGATGAGCAAGGCAAACTAGCAGAGCAACAGGTTGCACAGTTATTTGAACCTAACAAGTGTAAGATCGTAAGCCTTGATCTCAAGGATGCTAACGAGTATCTCAAGACAGGACAACGTGAGAAGTTTGTACAGGCATGGTGGAACGCACGTACCTACACACCAGCAGGTATTGTCAACTTAGCTGACCTTGGCTCCTCTCTGTACGACGAGAAGCTTAACGAGACTTGTCACTATCCCTGGCCTAAGATGAACGAGAAGACTTATGGTATGCGTACTGGTGAGCTTGTGACGTTCACCTCTGGTGCAGGTATGGGTAAGTCCAGCATCATGCGTGAGCTTATGCACCATATCATGAGTAACACAGAGGCTAACATTGGTGTGCTTGCCCTTGAGGAAAGCACAAAAAGTACAGCCTTCAATATCATGAGCGTTGAGGCTAACGCTAGGCTGTACATCAAGGAGATACGTGAGCAGTACACACCAGAGCAACTCAAGGTATGGCAGGATGCCACGCTTGGTAGCGGCAGGTTCTTTGCCTTCGACCACTTTGGTAGCATAGAGAACGACGAGATACTAGATCGTGTACGTTACATGGCAAAGGCACTTGACTGCAAGTGGGTTATCCTTGATCACCTATCTATCTTGGTATCAGGTCAGGAGGACAATGGCGATGAGCGTAAGTCTATCGACATACTTATGACTAAGCTACGTTCACTGGTTGAGGAGACTAACATAGGCTTGCTACTTGTCAGTCATCTACGTAGACCTGGAGGTGATCGTGGTCATGAGGATGGACGTGAGGTATCACTCTCACATCTACGTGGCTCTGCGTCTATCGCACATCTATCTGATGCAGTCATTGGACTAGAGCGTAACCAACAAGCAGAGGATGACGTAGAAGCTAACACTACTACGGTGCGTATACTCAAGAACAGATACACTGGTGAGACAGGTGTATCCTGCTACCTTCACTATGATCGTGATACTGGTCGCATGACGCAAGTGGACAATCCCTTTATGGAAGGAGAGGAGTAATGGAAACTGTTAAAAAGAAATTTGACAAGGCTCTGTATGATGTCGCTGATAAGAAAGCCAAAGAGGTTATGATGGGTTGGCTAGAAAAGAATACAAACTCAACAGACATTACAATGAAAGAGAATACGTACTTTGATATTACATGTAGCATATCACCTGATCTACCTCGCCACTTCTATGAGGTAGAGATAAAGTATTCTTGGAAAGGTGCTTGGCCTAGCTCATGGAAAGATATACGTATACCATACAGAAAGAAAAGACTTCTTGACAAGTGGAAGAAAGATCACTATAATGATCTACTAACATTCGTTGTCTTCAGAGATGACTGTAAACAAGCATGGTTCTTTGATGGTGACAGTGTTCTTAATTCAGAAGTCAAAGAAGTTTCTAATCGTAACATCCGTAAGGGTGAGATGTTCTTTCACCTTCAAATTAAAGATGGATATATAGTGGACATAGATTAATGGAAGCAATCGTAGACATTGAGACTGATGACTTAGATGCAAGCATAATACATTGCATCGTAGCTAAACATTATCAAACAGGAGAGATGCGTCAGTGGATTGGTGATCAATGTCAAGAGTTTGGTGAGTGGTCAAAGCGTATATCAAAGTTCATTATGCACAATGGTATTAGCTTTGATGCTCCCATTCTTAACAAGCTAACAGGTTCTGCTATCGCACCTGCACAGGTACGTGATACTCTTATTGAGTCACAGCTATTTAATCCTGTGCGTGATGGTGGTCACTCACTACAGTCATGGGGTGAACGCTTTGGATTTCCTAAGATAGACTACCATGACTTCAAGCAGTACACACCTGAGATGTTAGAGTACTGTAAGCGAGATGTTGATCTTACTCACAGGGTGGCACAGAAACTAGAAGAAGAAAGCAAAGGTTTCTCTTATGCCTGTTATAATCTAGAGCGTAACATTAGAATTATATTAGACAAGCAGCAACGTAATGGCTTTGCCTTTAACCTTAAAGAGGCACAGATACTTCTAGCTCAACTTGAGGATGAACAACATCAGCTAGAGAGCGATGCTGAGAAAGAGTTTGAGCCTACAATTATAGAACTCAAAACAAAAACAAACATAGTACCATTTAACATTGCAAGTCGTAAGCAAATAGCTGAACGTCTAATGTCTCGTGGATGGAAGCCAGACAAACTAACAGAGAAAGGTAATGTTATTGTCAATGAAGAGGTTCTATCCAAGATCAAGATGCCAGAGGCTGAGATGTTCAACCGCTACTTTCTTCTTCAAAAAAGAACTGGACTTCTCAAGTCATGGATACAAGAGTGCGATGAAGACCTACGTGTACGTGGTAGGGTTCTTACTCTACGTACAATCACTGGTCGTATGGCACACAACAAACCAAACATGGCACAAGTACCAGCAGTCTATAGCCCCTACGGTAAAGAGTGTCGTAGCCTATGGACAGTATCTAATCCAGAAACTCACAGGCTTGTAGGTACTGATGCCTCTGGTCTTGAGCTTAGATGTCTTGCACACTACATGAATGATGCTACCTTTACACAAGAGGTTCTTACTGGTGACGTACATACAGCTAACCAACAAGCAGCAGGACTGAAGACCAGAGATCAAGCAAAGACTTTCATCTATGCTTTTCTCTATGGTGCAGGTCCAGCTAAGATTGGTAAGGTGGTAGGCGGTTCGGCTTCTGATGGTCAGAAACTAATACAAAAGTTTCTACGTAACATGCCAGCCCTCAAGAAGCTACGTTCTAATGTACAGGAGGCTGCACAGTCTGGTAGTATTCCAGGTCTTGATGGTAGAAGACTACATATTAGATCAGAACATGCTGCACTGAACACACTGTTGCAGGGTGCTGGTGCTATTGTGTGTAAGCAGTGGCTTGTAGAGATGGACAATAGGATACGTAAGACTGGGCTTGATGCTAGGCTTGTAGCCTCAGTACACGATGAGTATCAGTTTGAGGTAGCCAAGCCTGATGTTAAACGCTTCACACAGATTACTAAAGATGCTATGTATCATACACAGAAACTATTTAATTTTAGATGTGAGCTTGACTCTGATTATAAAGTTGGAAATAATTGGGCAGAAACACATTAAAGTGCTTGACAAGAATATAACACCTATGTTATAATACTTTTGTTGTTAGTAGTAGACAACAATAATGGGAATTATCCCACTCAGTGCCGCAATGGTGCGGATTTTAAAAGGAGAATAAAATATGAACGATCCTGTTTACATTACTGGTAAGTGCCACTATGCTTCCATTACTGAACCGAACACCAAGTTCGATCCAGTGTGGTCAATTCAAGTAGAAGTCACTGATGACAACCGTGAAGTTGTTGAGAAGTCTGGTTTAAAAGTAGCTAACAAAGGAGATGAAAGAGGAGACTTTGTAACTATCAAACGTAAGGTTCACCGCAAGGATGGTACGCAACGCAATGCACCACTTGTGATGGACTCACAAAATAATCGTTGGAATAACGATAAGAAGATTGCTAATGGTAGTACCGTTAATGTAAAGGCAATCCCCTACGAATGGGACTACGCTGGAAAGTCAGGAATATCCGCTGACCTTGCTGCTGTACAGATCGTAGATTTCATTGAGTACTCTGGAAATCAGCAGGACTTCGCCCCCGTAGATGGTGGATACGTCCAAGAGGCTGAAGCAGTTCCGTTTTAATATAACGTAGGAGATAGAGAGGGGAGTAGTTTCCGTATTCTGCTCCCCTCTTTTTTATTACATGAAAAAAATTAACACACTGGTTGAAGATATCTACAGTTTATTTGATCTCTCCGCTATTGATATGTCTGAAGAAGACGTTGATAAATATGTAGAAGAGTTTGGTGAGATGGTTAAACTGCATACTAAAAAGTTTTTATATGCAGAAGAATCTGTAGATAAAAATCTAAGACTATCACAGATAGGTAAACCAGATAGACAACTATGGTATGATATTAATTCAAATAAAGAACGTGCAAACCTTGCACCTAACACACGTATTAAATTTTTATATGGTTATATTCTTGAAGAGTTTCTTCTTATGTGTGCGTCAATTGCTGGGCATGATGTTAAAGATCAACAGAAAGAAGTCAGCGTTGGTGGTGTAGTAGGACATCAAGATTGCATCATAGATGGTGTTCTTGTTGACGTTAAGAGTGCATCAACCAGTTCATTTAAAAAGTTTAAGAATAATAATTTATTAGAAGATGATCCCTTTGGATATAT